TAATACTACATCAATAGCAGGAAACGGTACAGGTAATCAAGTTGCAAAATGGAGTGGAGCAGGAGCTTCCACTACACTAACTAACAGTATTATAACATCTACAGCAACCGCTGTAGGTATAAATGTACTTAATCCAACAGAAGCACTAGAAGTTAATGGACAAATTAAAGGAACATCGCTTGATATAGATGGTGGAGCTTTAATTCAAGCTAATTTAAATGTAGATACAGATTTAAATGTGGATGGTGCTACAACATTAAATTCTGTAACAGCTGGAGGTAATTTACAGGCAGATCAAAATTTAAATGTTGATGGTGTTACAACATTAACTTCTGTAACAGCTTCAGGTAATTTAGGTGTTACTGGAAGTGCAACATTTGGAAATGTAGATATTCAAAACACATTAATTGTTGGGAGTCCTGCTACATTTAGCTCAGAGGTTATTACGCCCGAATTACAGGTTGATAAAATACTTATTGAAATTCCAGGTAATATAATAAAAGTAAAAAACCCAGGAACTGCTGACCAATTAGAAATTACAGGTGAGAGTGGTGTTGATGTTATAAGTGGAGATGGATTAACATTAGGACTTTCAGATGTTTTTGAGTTTAAAGGTTCGACAGGAATAAGTGTTTTTAATGGAAACGCATTAAATGCTTTCCTAGATGTTAGTCAGATAACAACATCAAGAAATTTTCAGTTTCCTGATAACAATGGAACTATAGCGCTACTAAGTGATATCACACCAACAACTGGGCCTTTACAATGGGTAGGTCAGATAGGTACGGATTTGTTTGGTGTTCCATCTATTGATAGAACACAGTCTTCTACATTATTTGTAGGAGACCGAGTAACCACTCCTGCCACATTTAGAGATATAACATTTTCTAGAGACGGAGTAGGAAATTATAGGATTAGAATAAACTTTACTCCAGATACTGTCCCTACAGATATAGCCAAACTAGCGTTGCAGTTTGGTGATAGCGTAGCTAGGGTTTATAGTTTCTCACAAGGAAGTGGAACTTCAGGGGGAATAACCGTATCTTATAAAGAATTTTTGTTTAGAACATACACTCCAGAAGGGGTGTTGTCTGACGGACAATTAGATGGGCAAGAAGCAGCTATGACAAGCGTTACACTTTATCCATAAATAGCAGTCTAATATTACAAAGTACCTCTGTTTATTCGGGGGTATTTTTTTTTGCTTATATTTGTTGTAAATTAAATTAAATGGAACAAATAAGAAAAATATCAATAGGCGCTGATTATAAATCAGGAGCCATGCATTATATTCTAAATCAAGAAATATTTGGTGGTACACATGTAATTCATTTAATTAAAAAAAATGAATCAAAGCAATCACTAACTATTTTTATTGAAAACAAAAAGGGAGAAATATTTCTTTGGAAAGAATTTAATTCTTCTATTCCTGTTTCAATTGAATATAATATATATTTTGAATGAAATCACCTTTTTATTTTATAGTAAAACCTAAAGACAATAGGAGATACGATAACACTAAAAAAATAGGTAATATAGATTTTATTACCAGTACATCAAAGGAAGACCATATCGCATCTAACCGATATGCAGTAGTGGTAGAAACCCCAATAAACTATTCTGGTCCTATAGAAATAGGAGACATGCTTTTAGTTCATCATAATGTTTTTAAATATTATAATGATATGAAAGGAAAAGAAAAAAGTGGAAAAAGTTTTTTTAAAGATGATTTATTTTTTATAGATAACGATCAGTTTTTTATGTATAAACATAATAATGTTTGGAATGCACATTCTAAATATTGTATGATAAAACCAATACCTAAAAAAAGTTATTATTTAAAAAGTCATGAAGAAGAAGAACCCTTAATGGGTTTAGTAAAGTATTCTAATAAATACTTAATCAGTAAGGGAATTAATAAAGGCGACAAGATTTCTTTTAAACCAGAAAGTGAATATGAGTTTGTGGTAGATGGAGAAAAATTATACAGAATGTTTGACCATCAAATAACTTTATCTTTATAATATGGATGTAGATGAAATAAAATTAAGGATTATAAAAGCTGGTGAAAAAGCTGTTAATCAATTAATTAAAGTTGCAGAAGAACATATAATAAAATATGGAGAAGATGATGAACTTGCTGCAGACAAATTAAAAAATGCTGCTGCTACAAAAAAATTAGCCATATTTGATGCTTTTGAAATACTTACAAGAATAGAAGCAGAAAAAAATATGATAGAAGGAAACACTACAAACGAAAAAAAACCAACACAGGGATTTGCAGAACGAAGATCAAAATAGTTTAATAAAGGAATTAACTAATTTCTTACCTAAAACTGTTATAGTTAATAAAAACAAGGCTAAAGCTTGGGATTATGGTTATAATGAAAAATACGACTTTGTAGTTATTTCAAAAACTGGAGAAATTCAAGACATTATAGAAATAAGCGGAATAAGAATAGCACTTCCAAAGCCACCTAAAAAAATACATTCAAGAAGTAAAAAGAAATCTGAACAATATTGGGAGTCTTTTGAGTATCCGAAAAACTTACAAAAAATAAAATCTATATTCCAATGGCATGCAGCTCCTTCATCATTTAAGGACGAGTGGGTAGATTATATTGAACAAGAATTTGATAGAAGAGAAGAAGGTTTTTGGTTTATGAATAATGAAATACCTACTTATATTACAGGTTCTCACTATATGTATATTCAATGGACAAAGATAGATGTTGGTCTTCCAGATTATAGAGATGCAAATAAAGTTTTTTATTACCATTGGGAAGCTTGTAAGGCTGACAAAAGAAGTTTTGGGCAAGATTATTTAAAAATAAGACGTTCAGGATTTTCTTATATGGCTAGTGAAGAAGCTAGTAACATAGGGACAATAAGTAAAGATGCTAGAATTGGAATACTTTCTAAAACGGGTTCTGATGCTAAAAAAATGTTTACAGATAAAGTTGTTCCAATTGTAAATAATTACCCTTTCTTTTTTAAACCTGTGCAAGATGGTATGGATAAGCCTAAGACAGAACTAGCGTTTAGAGTTCCTGCATCTAAGATTACAAAAAAGAACATGTATCAGGAGGATGAAAATATTGTAGAAGGCTTAGATACTTCTATTGACTGGAGAAACACAGGAGACAACAGCTATGATGGAGAAAAATTAAAACTACTTATTCATGATGAATCAAAAAAATGGGAAAAACCTAATAACATACTAAACAATTGGAGGGTTACAAAAACGTGTTTGCGTTTAGGTAGTAAAGTTATTGGAAAATGTATGATGGGTTCTACTGCTAATGCATTAGAAAAAGGTGGAGATAATGGTAAGAAATTATATTTTGATTCTAAAGTTAATAACAGAAACCGTAATGGACAAACTAAGAGTGGTTTGTATAGTTTGTTTATTCCAATGGAATATAACATGGAAGGTTTTATAGATAGATATGGAATGCCTGTATTTAAAACTCCAAAAAATCCAATAAGGGGTATAGATGGAGAATACATAAAACAAGGCGCTGTTGATTATTGGGAGGCTGAAGTAGATAGCTTAAAGAATGACCCTGATGCATTAAATGAATTTTATAGGCAATTTCCTAGAACAGAATCACATGCTTTTAGAGATGAAAGCAAGCAGTCTTTATTTAATTTAACTAAAATATATCAACAAATAGATTACAATGATTCCTTAATAAAAGATAGATTTCTAACAAAAGGTTCTTTTTCTTGGAAAGATGGGATAAAAGATACTCAAGTTATATTTAGTCCTAATCAAAAAGGTAGATTTTTAATATCATGGACTCCAAATAAACAACTACAAAATAATTACAATACAAGAAACGGCTTAAAATTACCAGGGAATGAACACATTGGTGCGTTTGGTTGTGACAGTTATGATATATCAGGTACTGTAGGAGGTGGAGCATCTAATGGAGCATTGCATGGACTAACAAAGTTTCACATGGATGAAGCTCCTGTTAATGAGTTTTTTTTAGAATATGTGGCTAGGCCTCAAACAGCAGAAATGTTTTTTGAAGATGTGTTAATGGCTTGTGTTTTTTATGGAATGCCTATACTTATAGAAAATAACAAACCTAGATTGTTATATCATTTTAAGAATAGGGGTTATAGGAAATATAGTATCAATAGACCTGACAAACCATATAATAAACTTTCTATAACAGAAAAAGAATTAGGGGGTATGCCTAATAGTTCTGAAGATATAAAACAAGCACATGCAGCAGCAATAGAATCTTATATAGAAAAATATGTGGGATTTGATTTAGAAGAAAGTTATAGAGATCGTGATGTAATAGGTTCTATGTATTTTACTAGGACTTTAGAAGATTGGGCTAGATTTAATATTAATAATAGAACAAAATTTGATGCTTCAATTAGTTCTGGATTAGCTATAATGGCTTGTCAAAAAACACTATACCAACCTTTAAAAACAAAATCAAAAATAAAACTTAACTTTGCTAAGTATGATAATAAAGGAAGTTATAGCCAAATTTTAAGATAAATGAAGGACGTAAAAATAAATATTAATTCTACAGGATTTCCAAGTCAATTTGTTTCTGATGCAGAAAAAGCATCACTTAATTTTGGATTACAAATAGGACAGGCTATTCAATATGAATGGTTTAGAAAAGATGGTGGACAAAGTAGATTTTATAATCAATGGGCTGATTTTCATAGATTAAGACTTTATGCTAGAGGAGAGCAATCTATACAAAAATACAAGAACGAATTAGCTGTAGATGGAGATTTAAGTTACCTTAATTTAGACTGGACTCCAGTACCTATTATTCCAAAGTTTGTGGACATTGTAGTTAACGGTATGGCCGACAGGATTTTTACTGTAAATGCTTATGCTCAAGATGGAATGTCTTTAGATAAAAGAAGCAAGTATCAAGTTA